ACACGTAAGCAGGTAGGAGAGTACTTGATTGAGTTTGGTTGGAAGCCTACGGAGTTTACTGTTAACGGTAGACCTATTGTGAATGAGAAAACTTTGTCGCTTATAAACGACATACCACAGGCAGAGCTTATAAAAGACTACCTGATGTATCAAAAGCGTGAGGCACAGATTAAGTCTTGGATCAACGCTGTGAAAGAAGACGGTAGAGTACATGGCTATGTAATACCTAACGGTACTATCACAGGCCGCATGACCCACCGTGAACCTAACATGGCACAAGTACCTAGCTCTAACTCACCCTACGGTAAAGAGTGCAGAGCAGTATGGACTGTACCCAAGGGTTACAAGCTGGTAGGTATAGACGCTAGTGGTCTTGAGTTACGAATGCTTGCACACTATATGGAAGATGAGGACTATACAAATGAAATCATTAACGGTGATGTCCACACAGCTAATCAAAGACTTGCGGGACTTGAATCAAGAAATCAGGCTAAGACATTCATCTATGCCCTCCTATACGGAGCAGGAGATGAAAAGCTTGGCAGTGTGGCAGGAGGAGGTAGAGACACTGGTGCAGGACTTAGACAATCTTTCTTCGATAATCTACCATCATTCACTGCTCTTAAAAACAAGGTTGCAAGAGCGTCAACAAGAGGCTACCTCAAGGGGTTAGATGGTCGCAAGCTGTTTGTACGTTCAGAACACTCAGCACTTAACACGCTGCTACAGGGTGCAGGTGCTATTGTTATGAAGCAAGCCTTGGTAATGTTTGACAAGGCTTTATCAGACAATAAGCTAGATGCTAAGTTTGTTTGTAATGTACACGATGAATGGCAGGTAGAGGCTTTGGAAGCACACGCAGAGCGGGTAGGTATGCTGGGTGTTGATGCTATCATAGCCGCAGGTAAACACTTATCACTCAACTGTCCACTAGACGGGGAATACAATGTCGGAAACAACTGGTCAGAAACTCACTGATAGAATAAAGTTAGAAAGTATCTGTAATGATGAAGAGAGCATGGGATTTTATGCATCCTTTGAAGACGGTCTAAGTATACAGTACGAACCCGCAGGAAGACTATCGCACTCTACAAAAAGAACTCTTTGGATAAACGCTGATCCTGCTGAAGTTGATATAGCTTTCTTTGATGGTCAGTTTGAGCAGGGGTTTAACACTCCAAATGAAACAGGAGTCTGGTTGTCTTATGGGAGCAGTAACTTACTATACCATGAAGACGTAGTTAACACCGTCGATGTTTATGAGGCTGATACTTACAATGAAGATGATCATTTAGGATGTCCTACTTGGCCTAACTGTAGAGAAGCGGGGTGTGGTGAATGGTGATGTCAGAAACAACTGGTCGGATACACACTGATGGGTAAGCATCGACAAAGAAAAGACTCTAGCAGAACAGGTGATATAGCTGAGTACTATGCAGTAACTTGGCTTTGGGATAATGGCTATGAAGTTTTTAAGAATTGTGGGTGTACGGGTCAAGTAGATCTAGTGGCTATTAAAGATAATGAGATTTTTAAATTCGATGTTAAATCAAGCTATCTTAGAAGCGATAAACAATACAGATATAGAAAGGCCCAATCCTTAACTAGAAATCAAAAAGAAAATGGTATACATCTTTTAGTTTTTAACCCTGACAAACGCAAATGCCATATAGTTTTAACACCTGAAATGTTTGATGGGAGGCAGCTTGAACTCTTCTAAAGATTTAGACAATTTAGTACCTGACATCTATGATAAATTAAATTGTTTATCTGCTGGAAAACAGCTAGAAATACCTATTGAAATGATAGACGAGTTTGGTGAGCGAATGAAGGATGTAATTCTTCACTGGGCACAGCCGCACAAGCAGTCCAAGGGCTTGCGTATGAGCAACATAGGTAAGCCTGCGCGACAGTTGTGGTATGAGTCACGCAGAGACTTAGATGAACCCTCTACTATGCACCCACACATGCACATTAAGTTCCTGTACGGTCATCTGCTTGAAGAGGTGCTGCTTCTTCTAGTAAAGATGGCTGGGCATGAGGTAACAGATGAGCAGAAAGAAGTAGAAGTTGATGGTATCAAGGGACACATGGACTGTAAGATTGATGGTGAAGTTGTTGATGTAAAGACTGCATCCAATTACGCCTTCAGAAAGTTCTCTGAGGGAACGCTTGCCGTAGATGATCCCTTTGGGTACATGGCTCAGTTAGCAGGCTATGAGGCAGCAGAGGGAACGTCTGAGGGTGGTTTCCTAGCCATCAACAAGGAGTCAGGTGAGCTTGCACTACTAAGGCCGGGGGATCTGTCTAAGCCTAACATTAGTACAAGAATAAAAACACTAAAAGACATGCTCACTATTGACAAACCTCCTTCCCGCTGCTATACTGATGTACCTGACGGTAAAAAAGGTAACATGCGTATAGCCACAGGCTGTAATTATTGTGCCTTCAAGAATGATTGTTGGTCAGACGCTAATGATGGTGCGGGTCTTAGAGCTTTTAAATACTCAAATGGTTTAAAGTACTTCACTAAAGTTGTATCTGAACCTAGAGTAGAGGAGTTAACATGAGTCCTAAGATTTGTAAGCGTATTAGTAGACAGACTGACAAAGTTCTAGTCGAGTGGTTAAAGACTTTGATCCCTGAAGAAGACCACAGTAAGTTAGATACCTCTAACATCTATCAGTATCTTCCTCCTTCAGATTATTTCTACACAAATAAAACCCTTCGCCTTAGCTTCTACAGCCCTAAGTGGGTGCGTAAGAACATTAAGAAGCTTGTTAAGCTTGGTCATGCTGTAGAAGATATTAATATGAATCTACTAGAGCGAGTAGCAAAGCATCAGTACTAAAAAGAAAACTGGCTGGCGCAAGCCTAGAGTACCTAGACCTAAGAAATACTTGAAGCCTGATGGTAGTAAGTATGATTCTATATGGGAAGCTGTGCTGCATGAATCAATCTTAAAAGATTGGGATCATCATTCAGACCATGTTTCATATGTTATTGAGCATAAGTACGAGCCTGACTTCGTTAGAAAGATAGGTAGGAAGAAGATTCTTCTTGAATCTAAAGGTAGATTCTGGGACTTCGCAGAGTACAACAAGTATGTATGGGTAAAAAAGATCTTACCTAAGAACACTGAACTGGTATTCTTGTTCGCTAACCCATCAGCCCCCATGCCGGGAGCCAAGCGTCGTAAGGACGGTACTAAAAGATCACACGGTGAGTGGGCTACAGCTAACGGGTTCAGGTGGTTTAGTGAAGATAGTATCCCTGACAGTTGGATTGATAAGGCTGCAAGGGACACTGAAGAGTTTAGAAGACGTAATGATAAGATTAACTTGGAGATGCAATGAAGAGTATTGATGACGCAACACCAGAAGAGTGGAATAAACTTAATAAAAAGAAATCTTGGGTAGATCATGTAATTGAGCAAGAAGACCAACATAATAATCACCCTGTCTTTGGTGAAAACATACCTGATAACAGCACTAAGTTTGACTCAGTTAGCAAGCCAGCACACTACAACAATGGCAGAATGGAGTGCATTGATGCAATAGAAGGCATGCTTAATCACGATGAATACATAGGTTATCTGCGTGGAAACTCTTTAAAGTACCGATGGCGCTATCGCTACAAAGGTAAACCTATAGAAGACTTGCGTAAAGCAGAGTGGTATGAAGATCGTTTGAAGAATTATTTGTTGAGGCACCCCAGTGAGCAGCTACGATAGAAAAGCAGAACGATCTGCTAGGTTTCATAAAAGAAAACAATCTAAAAACAAAGCTCGTACTAAGGGGTACAGGAAAGAGCAGTTACAGGAAAAGGACGATATAAATGACCTTAAAGATTGGAAGGCAGGATTACTTGGGGATTCAGATTGACTATGATAGAGAAGAACTTCTTGATACTTTTTCTTTAGAGACACTCAAAGACCGTTACTTTTGGGGAGATGAGACACATGCACAAGAAGCCTTCGCAAGAGCGTCCGTCTATGGTGCAACGTATCAAGGCCATACTGACTACAATCTTGCACAGCGACTTTACGGTTACGCAAGCAAGGGCTGGTTCGGTTTTAGCACTCCTATACTTAGCAACGGGGGAACCTCGCGTGGCCTCCCTATTAGCTGTTTTCTCAATTATGTTCCTGATTCAAGGCGCGGCCTCTCTGATCACTATGATGAAAACATATGGCTGGCAAGTGGAGGTGGAGGCTTGGGTGGATATTGGGGTGATGTTAGAAGTAATGGCGTTTCAACTTCTAACGGTAGTCAGTCTACTGGTAGCATCCCTTTCATGCACGTAGTTGACAGTCAGATGCTTGCCTTCAATCAAGGCGTAACAAGGAGAGGTTCTTATGCGGCATACATGGACATCACTCACCCAGAAGTTGAAGAGTTCATCGCTATGCGGAAGACTACTGGCGGTGATCTTAATCGTAAGTGCCTTAACCTACACAACGGAATTACAATAACAGATGACTTCTTAGAAGCTGTAAAAAATGATGAGCAGTGGAGGCTAATAGATCCTAAATCAAAGCAAGCGATAAAGACTTTATCAGCGCGTGATTTATGGTGGCAGTTAATACACACCAGAGCAGAGACAGGTGAGCCATACATTGTTAATCTAGATCGTTGCAACGATGCTTTACCAAAACAGCAAAAAGATTTAGGACTTAAAGTACGTCAGAGTAACTTATGCTCTGAGATCACACTACCTACCAGCGAAGATCGTACAGCGGTGTGCTGTTTATCTAGTGTTAACCTAGAGTATTTTGATGAATGGAAAGAAGACGATGTATTCATCAGTGATCTTATTGCAATGCTTGACAATGTATTAGAACACTTTATTGATAATGCTACAGGTGGAGAACATGCGTGGCACTTTTACGATACCTTTGAGGAGTTTAGTAAGGATGTTAAAGAAGATAAAACAGGCTTTGCAAAAGCCGCTTATAGTGCATATAGAGAACGGGCGATTGGTCTTGGAGCGATGGGTTTTCATAGTTACCTTCAACGTAATGGAATCCCTTTTGAAGGAATGTACGCCGCCAGCTTCAACAATAGAGCGTTTAAACTTATCAAAGAAAGATCTCAAATTGCTTCCCAAATTTTGGCTAGAAACCGTGGGGAGGCTCCTGACATGGTTGGTAGTATCTGTCGTAATTCCCACCTGCTTGCTATTGCCCCTAATGCTAGTTCTAGTATTATATGTGGTGGAACAAGCCCTTCTATTGAGCCTACGAGGGCTAACGTATTTACGCATAAAACTCTCACTGGATCGTACAAAGTAAAGAACAAATATTTGGAGCAGTTGCTTGAGAAGAAAGGTATTAACAACGAACAAACGTGGAAAGATATTGCTGCTGCTGAAGGCTCTGTTAAAGAACTGGAGGAACTCACGGAAGAATTTCTC